ATGGCATCTGATATGGGTATTAGTATAGATGTATCAGGATTACAGAATATAGCACAAAAACCACCACTTAGTGGAATGATAAAGAATGTAGACCCAAATACAATATCATTTGATTATGATGACGCATCAACATTAATGCCGGTTGATAAAGCACAGGATGTTGTAAAAGGTATGGCTAAACGGGCTATGAAGAAAGGCTCTGGTCTTGATAGTATTGCTAAAGGTTTATAAAAAATAATTAAAAATGGTTCTTTTATTACAATCTAAGATTGTAATAATTAAACCCGTCACAATGTTGACGGGTATTTTTTTGACTTACATGAGTTGACAATTATAACTAACAATGTTACACTAATTAAAAATAATGATAGAATCAAAATTTAATTACATACCACTTAATAGAACTACTGATGATAATGGTAAAAGACTTTATCAATCCCCCGACGGTGATAAATTAGCTTCGGTGACAACTATTTTGTCAGCCACAAAGCCTAAAAAAGATAAAGAAGGTTTAGAAAGGTGGCGTAAAAGTGTAGGTGAAAAGAAAGCCACTGAAATAGTTACAGAAGCGGCTAGTCGTGGTACTCGTATGCACTCCTATTTAGAAAAATATATATTAGGAGAAGAACTTGCAGAATCTGTATCTAATCCTTATGCACAACAAAGTTTAGATATGGCTAAAATAGTAATTAACGAAGGGTTGACTAATGTTGATCAATTTTGGGGCACAGAGGTCCCTTTGTATTTTCCACAAATATATGCAGGTACTACAGATTGTGTAGGAATGTATAATGGTAGCGAAGCAATAATAGATTTTAAACAGTCGAATAAATTTAAAAAACGACAATGGCTTGGAGATTATTTCCTACAATTAGTAGCCTATGCAGAAGCACATAATGAATTACATAGCACCAATATAAATAAGGGAGTTATATTAATGTGTACTAAAGACTATAAATTTCAGGAATTTATTCTCGAAGGTGATGAGTTTAAGCAACAAAAAGACTTATGGTGGAAACGAGTCGAAACCTATTATATGGATAAATACTAGAATTAACAGGATTATATTAGATGGCTATTGTTCAAATTTCAAGAATTACACACAGACAAGGTTTGGCAGAAAACCTCCCACAACTTGCAGGTGGGGAATTAGGCTGGAGTATAGATGAGCGTAAACTATATATTGGTAATGGCACATTAACAGATGGTGCACCAGTAATAGGTAATACCGAAGTATTAACAGAATTCAGTGATGTATTGGCATTAGCCTCTTCATATACATACAAAGGTGATGCAGGTGGTTATACAGTTGTAACCGGTGCAACAGCCGCGGCACCTATAACACGTAAGTTACAAGAAAAATTTGATGACTTTGCAAGTGTAAAAGATTTTGGTGCAAAGGGTGATGGAACTACTGATGATACTGCGGCTATTAACAGAGCACTTTATGAATTATTCAGTAGGCAGGTTAGTGCAGAGATTCGTAGAAGTTTGTATTTTCCTGCAGGTACTTATATAATTAGTGATACTATTAAAATTCCTTCGTATGCTAAATTATGGGGTGAAGGTGCAGATAGTTCTGTAATTAAATTGAGCCCTGCAGATTCATCATTTCCAAGTTATCTAGCTAGAACTACAGATAGTCTTCAACAGACTGGTACTAATATTGGTTTAAATGCCGCAATATTACCAAAGCAAATTGAAATTAGTGATTTAACATTTGAAAGTGCAATAGCAACAAGTGTATTTTTATTAGAATCTACAAGCCAGGCATATTTTAATTCAGTAAACTTTATTGGCGGTGACGAGGTTGCTAATTTAGGTGTTGCAACAGCAAATACTAAATGTTTTGAAATAAAAGGCTCATCAACTAGTGTTCCTGAAATGGTTACAGTTGATAAATGTCAATTCAAGTTATGTACATATGGTGTTCATTGTGATGATGATGCTAAAGGTGTTACTGTTTCAAACAGTAGATTTTATAATTTATTTAGAGGTGCTGTTCTAGGCGAAAATAAAGAATCGGCAGATACCGGTCCGCAAGCATTTAGAATTGTACATAATTTATTTGATGAAATTGCATCTGCAGGTGTTTATATAGACAATGTAAGTCATAATTGTAGTGGATATAATACATTTTTAGATGTCGGTAATAGTTTTAATGGCGAAGGCAATGCGGCAACACATGTTATACAATTATTAGAAGATGATAATGTTAGTATTGGTGATATGTTTGAAAGATCTGATACAAATGCAACTAGTTTTAGTAGAATAAAGCGTGGTAGTGGTAAAAACGTTGTAGCATTTGATGGAGCCAAAACTATTATACAAGGCGAGTACGAAAGACAATCGGGTCTTGTAGCTACATTAACAGATGGTGTATCAACTGATGATAGCACAGATTCTACAATATTAATATTAGCAAACCCAACTTATAAATCATTTAAAATTGATTATTCAATTTTAAGAGGTGACACACACAGAATAGGTACTCTTAAATGTGCTGTGGGTCCTATGGATTCTACCGGCGCAGGATCTTTATCAATACAATGGTCAGACGGTTATGTAGAGAATTCAGATACCGGTGTTGTTCTTCAAATTATTGAAGAAGGTACAGATATAGAATTTCATTATACAACTACGGTTACAGGCACTAACGCAACTATACATTATAGTATATCACATTTGAACTAGTCTTGCCCTCTATAACGATTATATTCTTAACTGGTAGGTCTTTAAAGTCGTAAATACTCAACATGACAGCAATACAAGTAAAAAAGCGTAATGGGCATAACGAACCATTAGACATCGAAAAGTTACATAAGGTAGTTTTTTGGGCGACAGAAAGAATAACTGGGGTTTCTGCTAGTGAAGTTGAAATTAAAAGCCAAATTCAATTTTATAATGGTATAACAACAAGCGATATTCAAGAAACATTAATTAAGTCTGCCGCAGATTTAATTGATGACGACACACCAAATTATCAGTATGTAGCAGGCCGGTTGATTACGTATCACCTTCGTAAAATGGTCTATGGACAATTTCAACCTTGGGAATTGATTGATGTAATAAAGAAAAATGTAGATCTAGGTTTTTATGACAAAGAGTTATTGTCAGCTTACACAAAAGATGAATGGAAACGTATTAATTCTTTTATAAAACATGATCGCGACGAAGCACTTACCTATGCCGCAATGGAACAATTCCGTGGCAAATATCTTGTACAGAATCGTGTTACAGAACAGATATATGAAACACCCCAGGTTTGTTATATATTAATAGCCGCCACATTATTCAGTACGTATCCAAAAAATTCAAGATTATCTTGGGTAAAAGATTATTATGATGCAATTAGTACACATCAAATATCATTACCAACACCAGTTATGGCTGGTGTACGTACACCACAAAGACAATTTAGTAGTTGCGTATTAATTGAAACAGATGATAGTCTTGATAGTATTAATGCTACCACTAGTAGTATTGTAAGATATGTTTCACAAAAAGCAGGTATCGGCATCGGCGCCGGACGTATTCGTGCTATTAAGTCACCTATTAGAAAAGGTGATGCATATCACACTGGTGTTATTCCATTTTTTAAATTATTTCAAAGTGCAACACGTAGTTGTAGTCAAGGCGGAGTACGCAATGGTGCCGCAACCTTATATTATCCTTTATGGCATTTAGAAGTAGAAGATTTATTAGTTCTTAAAAATAATAAAGGAATAGAAGATAATCGTGTTAGACAAATGGATTACGGTGTACAATTTAATAAGTTAATGTATGAAAGATTATTAAACGGCGAAGATATTACCCTATTTTCTCCTAATGATGTACCAGAGGTATATGAAGCATTTTTTAATAATCCTGAAAAATTTAAAAATTTATATGAAACCGCAGAACGTAATACACATTTACGTAAAAAGAAACTTAAAGCAGTTGATTTATTCAGTTCCTTTATACAAGAGCGTAAAGATACAGGTCGAGTTTATTTACAAAATGTTGATCATGCTAATACTCATGGATCATTCCTTCCTGACGTAGCACCAATCAAACAAAGCAATCTTTGTTGTGAAATTGATTTACCAACTAAACCATTAAATGATATTAATGACCCCGATGGAGAAATTGCATTATGTACCTTGAGTGCAATCAATTGGGGTGTATTTAAACAGCCAGAAGAAATGGAAAAAGCATGTACTTTAGCGGTTCGTGGTTTAGACTCTCTTTTAAGCTATCAAAATTATCCGGTGTTGGCCGCAAAACATGCCACTAAGAATAGACGTCCGTTGGGTGTTGGTATTATTAATTTTGCCTATTGGTTGGCAAAAAATGATTTTACATATACAGATTCTAAATGTTTGCCAGAAGTAGATCGTTGGGCACAATATTGGTCATATTATTTAATTAAGGCATCGGCTGATTTAGCTAAAGAACTTGGTTCTTGTCCTTATAGTAATCAAACAAAGTATCACCAGGGCATATTGCCTGTGGATACCTATAAAACAGAAGTAGATGAATTAGTTAAACATAAAGATGCTGTAGATTGGAATGGTTTGCGTAAACAATTAAAAGAACATGGAATACGTAATTCTACTTTAATGGCAATAATGCCTGCCGAAACCTCCGCCCAAATTAGTAATGCAACAAACGGTATAGAACCACCGCGTAGTTATATTAGTATTAAACAAAGTAAACATGGTGCATTAAGGCAGGTAGTTCCGCAATATAGTCGTTTAAAAAATAAGTATGAGTTACTATGGTCACAACGTAGTCCGGAGGGATATTTAAAAATTATGGCAATTCTCCAGAAGTATATTGATCAAGGAATATCAGTAAATACGTCATATAATCCACAGTTTTATGAAGATGAAAAAATTCCAATGTCGGAGTTGATTCAACATATTTTAATGTTTTATAAGTATGGTGGAAAGCAATTATATTATAATAATACACATGATGGTCAAGGTGAGCTCGATGTCGATCAGGCTCTTTCTAATTCTACAGATTTAGAAGATGATGAAGAATGTGACAGTTGCACATTGTAAGGAAATAATATGAGTATAATAAATTTTAATAAGAAAACCAGTCACCTGACTAATTTAGCATTTTTAGATCCTAATGGAAATAATGGAATGCAAAGATATGAAACTGTTAAATATCGTCAAATTGATAAATTAACAGATAGACAATTAAGTTTTTTTTGGCGACCAGAAGAAATTGATGTTATACAAGATAATAAAGATTTTAAAGAGTTAACAGCACAAGAAAAACATATTTTTACTTCTAACTTAAAAAGACAAATTTTATTCGATTCTGTACAAGGTCGCGGTCCTAATCTTGCTTTTCTTCCATTATGTTCTTTGCCTGAATTAGAAGCCTGGATTGTTACCTGGTCATTCAACGAAACAATTCATAGTAGATCATATACACATATTATTCGTAATATCTATCCTAACCCAAGTGAAATATTCGATGAAATGACAAATATTCAGGAAATACTTGATTGTGGTGTTGATATTAGTAAATATTATGATGATTTAATTGAGTATTCATTATTATATAGAGCTCTAGGTAAAGGTAAACATACAATTAATGGCGAACAAATTAATCTTAGTACATATGAGCTTAAAAAATTATTATGGTTAAGTCTTAATTCAGTTAATGTTTTAGAAGGCATTCGTTTTTATGTTTCTTTTGCATGTTCTTGGGGTTTTGCAGAAGTAAAGAAAATGGAAGGTAATGCAAAAATTATTAAATTAATTTGTCGTGATGAAAATATTCACCTTGCGTCAACACAGATGTTACTTAAAATATTACCTAAAGATGATAAAGATTATATTAAAATAGCAAAAGAAACTAAAGACGAAGTGACTAAAATGTTTCAATTCGCGGCTGATCAAGAAAAAACTTGGGCAAAATATTTATTTAAAGATGGCTCAATGATTGGATTAAATGAACAACTTTTAAGTGATTATATAGAATGGATTACAAATAAAAGAATGACTAGTATTGGTTTAACTAGCCCATATAAAGGTGGTTCAAATCCATTGCCGTGGACTAAAAAGTGGATATCGGGTGGCGAAGTTCAGGTAGCACCCCAAGAATCAGAAATAACATCATATTTAACAGGAGCAGTTAAGCAAGATATAGATAAAGATACTTTTAAAGGCGTGAGCCTGTAAAATAATCATAATTACTTATATAGATCCATGGAGAAGGAAAAATGTTAACGGTATATTCAAAAAATCATTGCTCATATTGTGAATCAACCAAACAATTATTAAGTATTATGGAAATACCATATGAAATTATAAATGTTGAAGACAAACCCGAAGCATATGAATTTTTAATACAAGAAGGACATAGATCTGTACCTCAAATTTATAAAGATGGAAAAATATTTGTTGAGGGGGGTTATCAAGGTTTAAATAAGCTAACAAAAGATGAAATTATAAATCAATTATAGGATACATTATGAAAGAAGGCGATATTTGGACAATTAAACTCACATCAGGCGAAGAACTCGTAGCAAAAATTATAGAAATATATGACGACCATTACATGGTTGATAAACCTGTTAGTGTAGCACCTACAGCACAGGGTATGCAACTAATACCTAGCGTATTTACAGCAAATACCGACGATTTAATTAAAATAAATACTAGTGCAATCACATTAATGGCAAAAACAAATTCAGATGTACGTAATAGTTATGTTAATGCTACATCTAAAGTTAAAGTGCCAGAAAAGAAAATAGTTTTAGGATAATAAATTATGCCAGGTGCAGTTAGAATAGGTGATGTTAATCAAGCAGGCGGAGCAGTAACCCAAGGGGCGATGACTGTTATAATTAATGGGCGACCTGTATGTACACATACTAGTAAAGTAACCCCACATCCTTGTTGCGGTGCTCCAGGTTGTTCAATGCATTGTTCTGCAACAACCACAACAGGTAGTAGTACAGTAATAGCCGGTGGCCGTCCAGTAGTATATAAAGGTGTCATGGATAGCTGTGGACATTCACGTAAAACTTGTAGTCAGAATGTTATTGTAGGAGCATAAGATGGCGAAGAACCTATTTGGTGGTACGGTACCTGGACCAGGAGTTAAGTCTTTTTTAGGAACACAAGGCGCCTCCCGAAGTCAATTACCCGGTAGTGGTGGTTCCGGTGGAGGAAGTGGTGGTTGTGGCGGCGGTTTTACTTCATTAATGCTAATATCAGCGGGAGGATTGTTAGAAAATGCTGGCCTGGCAATTAATCCTGCGGTTTTAGATAATATTACTAAGTTAACCAACGGCAATCCTATTACAGACACTCTCACTCAAATTAAGGCAGGCTCATTTTCTAATATAACTGGTGGTTCCTTCTCTGAAGCAATACAGGCCGCAATAGGTAGTGCTGGTGCAAATTTTCCATCGTTACTTAATACTATTCCGTCTGGTTTTTCTTCTAGTATTATAGATTTTGCTAATGAGACGGGTTTTAATTTTCCTAATGCTACTTCTCTAACTTCGGCACTAACTCAACAAGCAAATAATATACTTGGTGCTGACCTTGGTGTTTTTGCTCAACATATTAGTAGTGCGGAAAATTTCATTGCTTCTAATAATGAATTTATTACAAGTACTTTAAATGCTCAATCTGGTTTACTTAACACATTTCAAGGTTTCGCTCCACAGCTTACAGGATCATTTAGTGATATTTCAGCATCATTTCCAACTTTTGCTAGTGAACTTGGCAATATAGGTAATGTTATTGATTTTAAAAATTTAGGCTCATTTGGTAATCCTGCACAATTATTAGCAACAGTTCAAGCTCAAACTGGTGGTCTACCTAATTTTATAGAAACTTCACTTAAAAAAAGTGGTTTTAGTCCGGCTAAATTTAATGATATTTTAAAACAATCAGGGAATCTTAATTCTATATTACAAACGCGGGTTAAGGACTTAGGGTTAGCAAATTTAAGTACAGCAGATGTTAATAAAAGTTTTGGAAAGTTATCCTTTGATGTATTAGGTCAAATTAACGAACAAGTTGCACCAGGTGCAATAGCGTCTTTTCAACAAATAATCGGAAGTAATATAGCAAATATAACTAACGGGCAACAATTTTTAGATTTAAAGAAAACATTCCCAAGGACTGCCGCTACATTAACTAGTCATGCTAGGAATGCATCTGGCGAAAATGCGGCTAATACATTAAAAGGAATATTTATATAATGCCTAAGAGACCAAGTGACTCCTTATCAATTAATACTGAATTTAAAGGACTCGGTTCTGAATTTTATAGTGCTACACCGCAAGATATGGCCGATGCTAATAAAGCATTTGCGAATTCTTTACAACAGATTAAGAATATTTTTGATACTGATTCTAATATTTTATCAACAGCATTATCTAATTTAGAAACTACCAAAGGTTTAGATTTACTTAATGAGATGACTCAACCTATTGATGATGCTACACTTACATATATTCGAGAAACCTATAATCTTGGTTCAGGAACTGATGGTTTGTATAAAGTAACCGATGTTGTTGGTACCGCGGCTGGTGCAGTACATAATGATCATTTACCAGGATTAACGACAATACATGCTAAAATGTATAAAGCAGGATCACTTAATCATTTAGCCGCGGTGGCTACTGAGATGCTCGCATTGCAAAATGATGAAAGAACTGTTTCTACTCTTATTGGTATTAGCGGCGAGGTAGAATATTCTTGGGTACTAACTGGTGCAATGGCAGGAACATATAGCTCACCAGATGAGGCAATGACTGCATTAATTGACGACGCAAATACCACATGTACTTCTCTTGCAACCCAATATCCAGAAGATGCGGCTACATCAGTAGCGGCAGTTAATGCAATGTGTACTCAAATTAAAAATGAAAGAACAAATATGGCATCAGCTGGTATTGTTCCAGCAGATACGCAAACAGGTCAAACAAATTCAAATCTTCAATTAGCAAATAGTTTACATGACTATGGAACCGATGATAGTGATGGCGGGTTGGCATGGATTATGGAGAACATGGCTGATAGAACAACATTAGTTGGCCAGGCAATAACCGCGGCATTGCGTGAAGGACGAAATATAAAACGTCTAACAGATGCTGGTATTGATGTGTCGATGTTTTTAAGTGCAAAAACCAGAGTTGATGAAAGAGCAACCTTATTAGATACCACATTTACCGTAGATGAGGCAATTGATAATAGACCAGATATTGATGGGTCATCACTAACTGACGGATCGAATAATACATAGGAGAATAATAAATGCATTCGGGTAAAGTGTGGGGAGTAACAAGTTTAATAGAAGCAAATTCAAGTCTTGAATTCCATAAAATTAATATTAAGAAAGGTGGGGTTTGTTCTAAACACAAACACAAATATAAGTGGAATGGATTTTATGTAGATTCGGGTAAATTAATAATTCGAGTATGGAAAAATGACTATGATTTAGTTGATGAAACAGTTCTTGAGGCTGGTGATTATACCAAGGTTTCACCGGGCGAATATCATCAATTTGAAGCATTAGCAGACACTCAGGCCTATGAATTATATTGGGCTGAATTTGACCATGAAGATATTGAAAGAGAATCAACAGGTTACAGCAAAAAATAAATTTCTTTTTAAAAATCAACAACTTAGCAAAAACCTTAGTAAACTCAAGAGGATACAGCTCCATTGTCTAAGAAATTTCGGTTGACATTCACCATAAAATCGTCTATAATATACGTATAGAAACTAAAAAATTAGGTGAAAAATGGCTAGAAAAGCAAACGAAGAAGTATATGAAGCGGAATTTGTATGGGCCGCAAGTGCTTTTGCTCATCGTTTAAATGATGGATATGTACGTTTTGTTGAGCCTGATCCAGATAATCCAAATAAACAAAAAGAGCTTAATAGAAATATTATCCGCGGTATATTAAATCCTAACAAATTTCACCCAAAAGGAACAAGTACGGTTGGTCGTCAAAAAGTAGAGTCTATATGGAAATTGACCAAAATTGATTATAAAAACGGTAGAGAGTGCCGTGATTTTATAAAGGGATTATGTATGCGAGCTATTGCTTGTAATTTAAATGAGTTTGAACAGTCTGCTTATAGGATCTCTTGTTTAGATGAAATAAGTAGTAAAGATTATCAAGCCATTGGTCTTATTGCTAGTATGCCACAATATGTAGATCGTGCTACAAAACGTGAAAATGTTGAATCAATAGTTTCTGAGCATTATGGCAAACTTCGTGAAAGAAGTGAGATTGAAGGTAAAATATTAACTGTAAATTATAGTAATAATTATAATTGTTATTTTGTAACCATGGTAACAGAAAAGGACAATGTTTTATTTTTTAGTTATAAAAATAATATTGACAATGGTACCCGTGTAAAAATTAAAGGTACTGTTAAAGATCATAAAGATAATGGTAGAACTCAATTAAATCGTGTACAAATACTTGAAGGGTGGAGTGCAGAACATGTTTAAACCGTGGGAAGTTATAACTAAATTAGAAGCGACTAATAGTCGTTTAGATAAAGAAGCAATTATTAGTGAAGAAATATTACAATTTGATAGTGGTGAGAGTCTTTACATACAAGAAGCCAGTGATTTTTTCAATGGTTGTTCCTTAGCCTTAGATAAATTATATACTTTTGGTGTAAAGCAAGTACCGGTAAAAAAAGAAGATAAAGGTGCAGGTTTAGAATATAAACAATTTTTAGTTTTAGCTAAAGAATTAAATACCAGAAAAGCAACAGGTAATTATGCTAAAGAATTAATTGAAGAATATATGAATAAGGCCACAAAGGAACAATGGAATAATTGGTATCGTAGAATATTAATTAAAGATTTACGTTGTGGCGTAAGTGAAAAAACCATAAATTCTGTTTGTAAAAAAGCAGGCACTCCACAATATAGTGTACCGGTTTTTACTTGTCAACTTTCGCATGATTCAGCAAATCACGAAAAGAAAGTAGTTGGTAAAAAGCAAATCGAAGTAAAATTAGATGGTGTTAGAGTATTAACTATTGTTAGAGTTAATGGAACTGTAGAACAATTTAGTCGTAATGGTAAACAATTTCATAATTTTCAACATATTTGTGATGAAATAGCTACAGTTACAGCAAAGGGCCAAAACCCCTGGGGAGTTGATGTAGTACTTGATGGTGAAGTAATGAGTAATAATTTCCAAGATTTAATGAAACAAATTCATAGAAAATCAGATGTAACAGCCCAAGATGCAGTATTACATTTATTTGATATTATACCTTTAGAAGAATTTTTAACTGGTGAGTGGAATAAGCCACAATATGAACGTAGTGAAATGATTCAAAGTTGGTGTAATGCTAATAATTTAGAACATGTAAAAGCTTTAAGTTGGGAAAATGTTGATTTGTCTACAACCAAAGGTAAGGATAGATTTTCAGAAATTAATAAACAAGCGGTAGCCGGCGGTTATGAAGGTATTATGATTAAAGAT